GGACCTTGCGCACCGGTTTCACCTTTTTCACCCTTGTCGCCTTGAGGACCTGTAGTTCCGGTATCCCCTTTATCGCCTTTGGGGCCAGTGTCTCCCTTGTCTCCTTTAAGATTTGCCGAAGATGTACCGCTTGCAGATGTAACAGTAAGCGTTGTGCCGTTCCAGCTGTGTGTAGCTGATACACCATCTTTACCTGCCGGACCTGTATCACCTTTGTCACCTTTAAGACCTTGTTCACCCTGGATGCCCTGTGGTCCGGTTGCACCGGTATCGCCTTTAGGTCCCTGCGGACCTGTGTCTCCCTTGTCTCCTTTCGGGCCTTCAGCACCATCTTTACCATCAAACTCTCCGCTTGATTTTGCCTGCGCCAGAGCTTGGTCAATTACTGTCTGCTGTTCGCTTGATTTCATATATCCCACATCATTTTTAAAAGCTGATATGTTTTCGGGCACTACTATCTCTTCCTCGGTTGATTTTTCCAGCTTTCTTATACGCTGGTCGTGATTGAACAGTTCTTTTTTGGTCTGTATTTCTGAATATTTCATATTTTCTCTTACCTCAGAATAAGAAGCCTTACTGTCAGGTCAACTGTCGGTTTATACTCCAGACATTTTACTGTCACGCTGTCATTTGCTGTGGTTATTTCGCTGATATACCCCCAGCTTTCAGCCTGTTCGGCTGTAGATATATCTGCATCAGCCACCGGATTATCTGCAGCTGATACACCGGCTACAGCCACTGTCTGAGTGTACGGACCGCTGCCGGACCATCCGGAAGTAGGAAGGGAAAATATTGTTGTTACCGGTGTTGCGTAATCAAACGCAGTTTTTACTCTCTTTTCAAGGTCATTGAGGTTGTCCGCATCCAGCAAGTCTCCCTCTTCAGCCACCACACCCTCACTGCGTGCAATATCATATTCGTCCGGATTGCCGGTAGGGGTAAGAACTCTTCTGTTGGGATGTTCAGACTGTCTGTTTTTCCATGTTTTCTGTGTGTATGCCATTAAACCACTCCTATCTCTGTGCCTGCATACACTTCACCGCAATAAGGCACTCTGGCCTGATTTGCGTAAAAAAGTGTATACATGTCATATAAAATTTTTTCAATATCGTTCCACTGGCTGTACATGATAAACGGCAGCTGAGGAACAGCCGGTGATTTATCCATCAGGGTATAGGCATCAGTAAGTATAAGCAGGTTTTTTCTGATTCGCTGTAGTTCAGAAAGAAATATAAACTCACCGTCTGTCCACACTTTTGTCTGTATATCGCAGTGAAGAATAGCGGCCAACCGCTGCATATTTCCTTCTATACGATTAAGGTCTGCTGTATTCATAAATGCCTTGTTTGTTTTTGCCTGTATATCAAACAGTGTCCTGTTATAAACAGGTGTAATCCACATTACAGTACACCCCTTTCACCTGCATAAATTTCACCGGTAAATGTGCCGTTCTGATTGTCGAACACATACCCGGCCATTATTATATCTGCCGTAAGACCGCCCGAGAGATTAATATCCATCTGAGACAGATTGCCTTTTATATAGCTGTTTTCCAGATAAATCATCAGCATATCACCCATATTGAAAAGGGTGTCCAAAGGCAGAGAAACTTTGTATTGTACTCTGTGCTGATAATATGACTGCAGTCTGTCCAGTACACTTTCCACATTGTCCTCATTCACAAATCTCGCATCTTCAACAGACACCGTGCCTTTTGCCTTTGGATTTATTATTCTGGTGTGTACCGAAGAAACATCTATACCATCCGTGTCAAAGTTATGTGCTGTAATACTTATTGCTCTGCAAGGTTTTATATTTTCCACTTTACCACCGGCAAAAATACCGGATGCTGTCAGCAGCTGTGCCGGTTTTTCTGTCAGCGGATAAAACCTGATGCGGTCTCCACCCTGGGTATCAGCCACAGCTCCCGCTGCAAAACAGGCCTGCTGCAGAGCTTGGCGGCGGGAACAGGGTGTGAGATAACCTTTTATCCTCTGATTTTTCAACGACTGGTCTATTATGTAGTTGGAATCTCCCAGTACGTCGGCACAGAAGTTTTCAAAACTGGTATCGTAATACTTCTCTGGTACATCTTCTTCGCCATCCAGCAAACCTATAGCATCCTGTGCTTTGAAGTTGGCTGTGATACCGCTGCCGGTTATATCCTGCAGATAGTAGGTTCCTATGTGACAGGTATTACCGCCTATGTCCGTATATACGGTAATTTTCTGGTTTTCCTGAACAGCAAAAAACACACTGTTATCACTTACAACGCTGAAGAGTCTGTCTTTGTCTTCAACTGTGAATTCCAGTGTGTTTATAGCTATTTCATCACACAGCAGGTCAATTTCCTGTAGTGCCTTTGATTTGATTATTTTGTCTGAGCCGAAAAAGGTAATTTTCTGTCCGTAATCGATACCGGTCAGCTTAATATAATGGCCTGGCTGGACTGTACCGTAAAAAGTTATTATCAGTCGGTCATAGTTTTCCACATTTGCCCGGATAAAATACATTTCACTGTCCGGTGACCGCAGTGTTTCATAAAGAAGATTATTCCCGTTATACCACTGCATATTCACCTGTGACGGATAGTCGCCCGGTGGAAAATGTAAAGTGATACCATTGGAAGTAACCAGTGCTGAAAAAGTAATCGTCAGCACTACTGGTTCTGCCAGAGTACCGCTGTCATCCGAAAGTGCATTACTGTACAATCCCCGTGGCAGACTTTCGGCTATTTTATAGCTGCCATCCAGAAAAAAGCCGTTTTTTTCTGTAGTGGCATAATTCCGGCTGTCCGCAACCTCGTTTTTCAGTGCAGACACATCTGTCCGGCTCTGATCACACACCGGCTGGGAGCCGGCTTTACTGTCAGTATCAAACATTTCAAATATAATCTTTGTGTTTGCTCTCATGGTTACCTCCTGGCAGGTGCCTTTGCCTTGAAGTTAACCGAGAGATTTTTCCAGTAATTTGTACCGCCTGACTGCATCAGCAGTTCGTCAGAGACATTGGAGAAATAAGCCACAAAGCTTTGTGTTTCATTATTGTACGGAACAGTTACGGTGTGAAACTCCACCGGTTCTGTCAGCTTATCCCACAGGCGGTCATATTCCCGGCCGTTTTTGTGTGTTCTCGGCTCCAGTTTAAGATTGTAATTAAAGTATACCCCGATTAAATCGCGGTACATATCGCCGTTTTCCAGTCGCTTTGTAGCTTCGCTGTCCAGAAAATCAGCTGTTCTTTTCAAGCTGATAACACCGATGTCATAAGCCTGTCCGTCTATGTATAACATGGGTTACCTCCTATGTTTCCACAATAAGCTTTACACCTTTGCGACGTGCTTCTTCATCCAGATATGGTGTGAAGAGGCGGGCAAAAGCTGAAAGGCTGGCATCCAGGTGTATATGTATTTCCTGTCCGCCTGTTCCGTTTTCTATAAGCTGTCTTATGGATGCTATCAATGGCTCAACAGCCATCATAAATGTTTCCAGCATCAGGCTCTGCGGAGCCACAATTTCCGGATTGGAATATGCGCCGGCATATTCACCCATCAGGCCCAGCGTAGGCTGATTGATAATAGCACCGTTTGCAAAGGCTACCGGCTCAAATCTGCCCAGTGACACATGGGATATTGCCTTGAGATTAGCAATCTGTGAAACCAGTTCGCCCAGACCTGTACTCTGAAAACGGGCAATAATGGCATTTACTGAATCTATGGCTGTATTGATTATCATCTCAATGGCAGATATAACAGCATTCGCCATACCTACAAAAATGTTGGCAAGGCCCTGGGCCATTCGTTTCCAGTCTCCGGTGAAAACACCGAGCATAAAATCAATGAAACCACCGAAGGCAGCGAGAAGCCAGGATATAATCTCACCAAAATACTTTTTCACATTATCCAGTACAGGGCGAATTATATCATTCCACACTGTGTTCAGCATAATGCCTATATTTCGGAATGCCTTTGTGATAAATTCGGAACGCTCTGTAAAAAATACAGCCATCTGCCGGAATTTTTCAGACATGAAATCAAAAGCCTGTGCCGCCGTATCTCTTATCCACGTCAATACCGGCAGGAAGATAGTTTCCCACAATACCAACATACCAGGAGATACTGCGTTTACAAAACTCTGGAACGCCCACAGGGCGTTTTCAAACATACCGGCCATTGAAAGTTTTACAGGTGTGAGAAACTCATTGATTTTTTCAAATGCCCGGCGGAATTTTTCGCCCAGCTTTGATGCTGTTTCATCACCTTTTGTATCAATGGCGGAAAAGTCTATACCGCCGGTATCGCTGTCAGATGAGGACAGCTGATTGATTTCGTCAAAGGAAGCCAGCGAGCCACCTTTTGTACCTCCTGCAGCCCCTTGCAATTTCTTTGTTTTGCTCATCACCTGCCGGTATGTTTTGCCGAACAGTCCGGCTATAAAGCTGGTGATGCGTGTAGTTACCGCCGCAAGGCCTGCCATCAGCCTTTCAAGCATTGGCATAATTGCCGATACTATAGGAGTAAAAGCCCCTAAAAGATTGGCTTTTACTGCGTTCAAACTGTCCGTAAATTTTTTACTGTCCTGTGTGGCAGAGGACAGCAACGTTCGCAGTGTTTTAAATGCAGCATATACCGCTGTCATCAGGAAAACCTGTTTGAAAGAACGCCGTATATTTCTGCCCAGTGTCCTGAAACCTTTTGTAGCTTTTTTCAGCTGTTTTTCTCTTGTCTTTTCTGCTGCCAGCTGAGCACGCTCTTCAGCTTTGCGGGCTTTCTCTGCAGCTCTGGCCTGCGCCCGTGCCTGTTTTTCGGCAGCACGCTGTGCCGATAGTGCCATCTTCTCATCGTAAGCCTGAAGATCATAAGACAGCTTCTCTTTGGACAAACGGATTTTTTCATCCATTTTTTCAGCCTGTTCCAGTGTTTTCTGATAAACTTTATCATTGTCCAGCAGTTTTCCCACTGTTTCATTCAGGCTGTCTTTATCAGGAAAGAAATCCTTATAATCCCGTATTTTCTCTGCCTCGATGCTGTTCAGCTTATCCTGCAGGCTTTGCCGCTGTCTCTCAAGAGACTTTATGGCAGCATTCTTTTTTTCGATAGATGCATTAAATCTTTTTTCAAAGTTTTTTCCGGCAGTTTCGCCTATCTGTGCAAATTTTTCTTTAGCACTGGCGGTGGCACGGTCGGCCATAGAAGATATCTGTTCTTCGATATTGGCCTTTATCTCTAAAAAGAGGCTTACCTTACCGGCAGGTGTACCTGTATCATTTGCCACGGCTATCCCCCTTCCCTTTACCGAACAGACTGTTCAGGGTGTTTTCCAGCCGTGAATACATCCGTTTTTCCTCTTCCGGTGTAGGTGGTCTGTGCTCCAGACAGAACTTCTGCCAGTCTCGGCGTATTTTCATCTGCTCGGCATTATAATTTTTGATTATTTTCTGGTCTGTTTCCTTGCGTATGGCCACTATCTGCCCCAGTGGAGTGTCGTGCATAATGCCTGACAATAGTTTTGCCCAGTCAGAGTATTTCATTTCTTCCTGCCGGCTGGGCAGCACTCCATACTGTTTTGCTATGGACTGCTCTATCAGAACTTTGTCATACTCAAGGTCATAAAAAGAATTATTTCTCTGTGGCTTCTGATTTCTGAAATCGGGCAGCCACTTCCCGCGGATCTTCGCCCATCACCGCTGCCAGTACATTTTCATATACTGCCTGCTGTGCTGCAAAAGGCAGATTCATCTCGTCCACTTCTTTTGCACTCTTTTCGCCCAGAGCAATAGCCATTACTTCGTCAATTCTCTCGAATTCCTTTTTATCTGTCTGCTCCATGGCTGCCATGATTTTTTTCACTGTTTTCTGCCTGTCATCCACAGGGAATATTTTGTCACCGATACGCACTTCCGGAGTATCGGTCAGCAGTTTATGGTCAATGGTGTACATTCTTCCCATTTTTGTAATATCTCCTTATATGCAAAAACTCCACCCGCTTATATAAACGGGTGGATAATATCATGTTGCCGGTGTAAATGTTGGTTTGCCGTTGGACAGGAATTCTGCTTCCAGACCGTCCACAGCTGTGGACTCACCGCCGCCCGGTGTAGTCAGATTGATAACACAAGGCATTGTAAACACTGCACCTGATGGCAGAGTCCACTTCATTGTGGTTTCAGCATCTGCGCCCATGGCTGTAAGTTTTTCTGCCACATAGTCATTGCCAGGGTCGCCTACATTGCGCTTGCCGGAAAGAGAAATGCTGATGCTTTTCGCTGTCAGCAGTCGTCTTACCCAGCCTTCAGCATCAAAAGCGTGCCATTCTTCCACTGTACCGTCAATAGATACGGAATAGCTTTCCACGTCTTTGATAGGTACATAGGTTTCGGCAGCACCTGTGGCAGCAGTATTTACTTCAAATTTGTTGTTTCTTGCCGGATATACCATTGCTTATTTCCTTTCATAGTATATTTTCAGTTTCAGGGTGAATTCAAACACACCCTTCATATCTTTGCCGTTATAGGTGGGCTGTGCATCGTTTATCATAAACAGCACAGTCACACCGTTCATATCGGCCTGTTCTGTTGATTCAAAAAGTGATTGCAGCTCTATTGCCTTTTGCTGTGCTGTTGTAAAGTTTTTGCCATAACGCAGACGGAGAGTAACGCCCAATACATCATAGCTGGAAGGAAAGCCTATAGCCTGTGTATGCGGCACTCCCGGTGTAGGAGTCAAAGATATAAAGATATCTTTGTTGGCATTGAGCATGCCCAGCTCCACCGGGATATCCGCCACTGCAGGGTGCTTTTTCAGCCACACTTTGAAATCATTTATTGTCATTCCATAATTCCTTTCAGTATGGTTTTAAATGTTTCTGGGATATAATCTTCGTTTTCTCCACCTTCCAGATAGCTGTCCATCCAGTGGTCCTGTGCATTCTGATTATGTACCGTCTGGAAATTGTAACCTTCGCTGAAGTACAGGCGGCGGGCATAAGGTGTATCATAAGTCACCCGGCCTTCCACGGTTTCGTCATCTGTAAAATGTGCATCTGTAGCGAAGCCACTGCCCTGCAGAGTGCCTATATCAAAAGGTACAACGGCCGCTGCTTCCACATCCTGCAGTACCCGCTCCATTGTCATATCCGCCCGCAAAACTATCTTATCTTCAAGATTTTTGATGAATGCAGGGTCTATATCCACGTTGACCTTTACAGCCATTATTCCAGCTCCAGTTTTGTGTAGTTTACAGTGCTGTCCGGATTGCGTGCCAGCAGGCCGCTGACTATCTGTCTTTTTTCGCCTGCCAGTTCCACACTGCCTTTCAGCCGGCTGTCTGTATCTGCCAGTGGGCCATTGAAATATAAAATGGTGACCGCTTTCTGTATGTATCGGTCACCTTCTTTTATATTCTTTACTTCCACCTGCATATTGCAGTTGACTACAAAACTGGTATTTACAGTTTCTTCACCGTCTTCTGTGTTTTCCCCGGAGAGAAACACTGTCACCGGCGTGGTACATACCCAGTCGGGTACAAGGAATGGATATTTCATCTTATACCTCTGTACATCAGATTTGTAGGTAATAGCAGATTATACACCCGTCGGCTGACGGTAACACCGCCGCGGCTTATCACAGCATCTTCTTTCAGTGTCATAGAAACACCGTTAATGCCGTAGCTCTGCAGTGGGGAAGAAACCATATCTCCGTAGGTCTGCAGGAATATAACCTGTTCACAGCAGGCTTTTTTCACCTGTTCCTGAACAAATACTGAAAACTCCTGCAGACCGCCTTTGGCCGGGATACGATAATATGTCAGACTGTTTACAGCATCTTCTGCTTCATTAATCAGCCTGTTTATATCTGCTGCCGTCCGGGTAAATTCTGCGTTGTAGGCCAGTATATCATCTGCGGAGATATACATTATTCCTCTACAGATTCGCCGGCTGTATCGTCTTCCGGCTCTGCTGCAGGTTTTGCAGCTTTTGGAGCTTTACAGGAAACATAGTCCGGGTTCTTTTTAAGCTGTTCAATCACTGTTTTGTTTTCAGTTGTCAGGATTGCTCCTGTAGTTTTGTTTTTGAATGAAGCCATGGTTTACCTCCTTAGTCTTTCCAGGCAAATACCAGGTCAGGTGTCAGTGTTTTTGTGCCGTAATCGTAGAACAGGGATACAGCAAAGTCGTTGGAAAGTGGGATTTTTTCAGGTGCGGAGTACTGGTCAACCTTGCAAGGCTGTGCAGCTGCACCACGGATCATACACAGGCCATGTACACCTGTGCCCAGACGGGCAGAGTTGTAAATTCTTACACCGTGGTACATGCCGAATTCTTCACCGGCTGTGTTCACGTTTGGATTTGCCTGTGTGTCGAGGAAAATACGGAGTTTGCCGTACTGTGCAGGAGACAGAACCACATCGATGAGAGAACGGTCAACGCCGTTTACATAGTCATTTTCCACTGTTTCCAGTGTCTGGATGAAGCTTTCAACGATTTCTGCGATACCTGTATCTGCAGGTGTGAATTTTGTACCATCCGCAGCCAGCTGAGCAAAGTATACTTTGTCCAGTGCTGTTGCTACAGATGTTACATGGTTGTCTGCACGTCTCTGCATAACATTGGTAACACCGAAAGTATCAAGGTCGAATTTTGCAACTTCTTCCACGATTTCTTTGTGCTGGTCAAGGTTTACAGTGATAGGTGCAGCTTTAATCTTGTCACCCTTCTGTGCTGCTCTTGCAGTGCCGTAGTCTTTGGATTCAGAGTTTGCAAAACGTCTGAATTCTGCAGAACCGGCTGCAGGGTTACCTGTGTAGTTGTTGCTCTTCAGAGACTGAGAAAGAGCTGTTTTGCGGATGTTATCAATAACAAGGCCGTAGATTTCGGCAAGGTCCGCAGGGGTTTCAGCGCCTGCAAGCAGGCTGATAGCTGTTGTTCTTGGCATATCTTATTCCTTTCTGTTAGAGAATTACTGTGCCTGTCGGCATAGCTTTTTTCTGTGAGCCGCTACCGGTTTCATTCTGGCCTGCGCCCACTTTAAAACCGCCGCCCTTTTCTTCTTTTTTGGAAGACCATTCCGGATGTCTTTTCAGCACACTTTTCAATGCGTCTCTGATACCGTCTTCGTCTGCCTCACCTTTGCTTTCAGCTTCACGCATTGCCAGATATACGGCATCTTCCACAATGTCAGGCTTGATACCGTCTTTAATGGCTGCTACCTGTGCTTTCAACATAAGGTTTTCCTGCTGTACAGCTGTATCAACTGCCGGCGGCTGTGTCTGCTGCTGTGCTGGCTGTACATTGGTTTCTGTCTGTGCAGGTGGAGTCTGCCCCTGCTGCTGGCTGGCCATCTTTTTACGCTCTCTTGCAAGGCGTTTTTCGATAAGAGCATCCAGCTCCTCCTGTGTTTTCGGCAGACCGTTATCTGTTGCTGCGGCCTGTGGGTTTGTTTCTTTGCCCTCTTCTGTAGCCTGGGCTGGCTTTGTTTCTTTGTTTTCCAAAGACATAGTTTTACCTCCGTTTCAAGTTCGTCAACTGCCGGGACAGTTTATTGTCATAACCGTTTTGGACAAAATAAAAGAGCCACCCGGTTAAAAGTGACTCTTAATTGATTAAATTGTTATTTATGCAAAAGGCCAGGTTTCTTTTTCTATTTCAGCAAGCCTATTTCTTATTTCAGCAATTTTGTCAGTGTCTTTTTCACCTTCAACATTTAACAATGCATCCAGTTCATCCAGCAACTGTCGTTCTTCTTTTGTCGGATATCTCACAAAATTTCACCTGACCTTCCTACAGAATATAATTCAGCAAATATCTCGGAATACAGCGCTTTATTATATCCATCATACGCATACTTACTTATGGCTTCGACATAGGCCGCACCGTCCATATCTTCTATTTTCTGGTATATAAGTTTTTTTACTATGTATTCGCTTTCATTATATGATATTTCCCTTGATTTCGCAAGATTTTTAACATAATTATCATAATGATAGTGGCCAATTTCATGTAATAGGGGTGCATATTCTGTTTTGTTTGCAAAATATCCAGCAGTGCGGCTGATATAATCTACAACTTTTACAGTTGTATCATATTTAGCGTTAAAATATATGGTTTCAGTGGCCCTGTCATAGCCCGCAATAGCATCACTATTTAATTTGTATTTGTCAAAATCAACAACTACTACTGTAGGTATTTCACCATCAGTATTATCTCTTATGTATCTCAGAGACTTTTCTACAAACCTTACCGCTTTATTTCTTCTTGTAAAGTCTTTGTCTGCATACAATGAGAAACTACTGTTTGTTACAGGTTTTACTTCAATAGTGATAGCATTATCACCATTGCCAACTGATATTTCTTTGTTCACACCGAATTCAGGACGGAACCCAGCCGACATATATTCCATATCCGGAATATAATCTGTGGGGTTCTCTCTCCATAGGTCACGGCGTAATATATCGCTATGCTCATCAACGAATGTTTTCAGTTCTTTCTCTGCCAGTTTGCGACGGATTGTATACTCTTTTTTCTTTTCTTCATCCAGTACACCTGCTTCCAGCCTTTTAGCCTGACGGACCTGTCTTTCCAGTTTTCTCTGCTGCTGTTCCAGAGCATAGTTTTTATTGACTGTATCCTTATCCAGTGGCGCAGGAATACGGGTAACGCCCTCAATATATATTCTTGCATTATGACGGCAGTTCGGGTGAAACAGGCCGTTTTTCATGGCATGGGATAAAAGCATATAATCATTGCCGTTGCTGCTCACACCCCAGCTGATGCCCTTTTTACCATCAAAATCACCGAACACATCATCAATATAAACTTTCCCCTGCCATGGCAGGCAGGTAGGAGAACAGCCGCCGTACTGGCTGATGATCACTGTATCAATACCCATCTCTTTCATCTTTGCCCGCTGGCCATATAACCGGGAACGGGTGGCATTTGTGCGCAGTGCCATTTCAGCATAGGAAACTATATTCACCCTGCGGCCATCTTTGTACTGGATGCAGTTTATACCTTTTGACAGAAACTCTTTACTGGCCATATCCACTGCCTGATACAGTGTCATAGTGCCACTGGCCTGTGCCGCTGCCGCTTTCAGTATTGTCTGACGGTACGCGTCATCAACATTTCGTAGTGCAGCCTTTGTCACATCCTGTTCTATAGTCAGCATTTCATCAATCAGGCCGTTCAGACGGCGCTCATTAATGCCAAAAAAGGAAGGCGTGGTGTCACTGCCTTCCTGATACTGCTGTATGAGCATCTTCCTTGTGTCCGGAAGAATGCGTGATATAAAGTTTTTGGCAATCTTTTTGTTCTGTCTGCGGAAAATATTTATTTCTCGCAGTTTTTCGGCCTGCCAGGCGGACCATTCAAAGCCTTCGTCTTTTTCCCAGTCCTGATGCCTTTTCAGATTGCGTTTGAAAGACTGTATCAGATATATTTCCAGTTCTGCAAACATATCCGCAATGTCTTTAGGGCTTATCATACTATTTCAGTCCCCACTGCAGGCTCATCCATCATATCAATTCCCTTTTCTTTGAGAATCCTCCGGACTTCCTGCTCTTTCCACTTGTCATCTTTGCTGTTGCCCCACAGTTCATCCACTACAGCTTCAGTGGACATTACACCGCTTGTGGCAGCAGTGCTGACAGTATTTACTCGGCTGTCAAAGTCAGGTGCACCGTATTCGCCGAAGGATACCGCTGCATCGTAATATCCCGGTGTATGCTGATTGATATTGTCCTCTGTCATAAGGCAATAATTTATCAGCTGCGGTATGGCCTTTTCCAGCACCTGTGTAACAGCATTTCTTGTAACGCCTGTAATATCTTTCTTTTCACGCTGTGACTCATCACTGCTCATTTTCCCCACATTGATACCCAGTGTGGCAGGGCTTATTATTCCCTGCAGGCAGTTATCCAGGATTGTGGAATATGAGGACAGGAATGCCTCATATCTGATTTCCGGCTGTACAGTATCTATCTGATGCTTTGCGTTCTCGCTGTTTGGCACATCTATTTTGATGAACTTTGAGCCGAAGCTATCTACAGACTGCAGTCTGCCGCCGTCACCTCTAGGTATCATATCTTCAGGGATATAATGCTTTACTCTGCCGGCACGGATAGCATCCATCCACTGGCTGATTATTTCATCAAAGGCATCAAAGCTGTCTGTTTTGTTATCAAATATACTTTTACCTCTGCCTGCAAACCTTGCAGACGGCCATACCATAACCGGAACAGCCATCATATAATCACCTGCAAATGTCACAGGCTGCAGGTCTTTCAGCCGCTGTACCTTTGACAGTGGCATTTCCTTGTCATCCTGATACAGTTTGTATGAAATACTGTTTTTGCGGTAAAACTCTTTCAGTATGTATTCTTTGTCATCTTCCCAGTGATAGGATATAAACACAACACCGGTTATCCTGCCGTTTTTCATTTCATATTCCACTCTGGATGCATCGTAGAACTCAATTATAGGCAGTTTTGATATATCGCTGTCAACATTTATCTTGAATGCACCGTCACCGGTAACCAGCACATCTTTTATGGATTTTACCAGCAGTTTCGGGAACTCATTTTCTTTCCGTATGTTTTCCCATCTGCCCTGCAGTTCTTTACTGTCTTTACCGGAAAACTCTGCATTCTGTATGTCTGTAGCTATAAGCTGTGACAGGTTATCGGCAATCACAGCAGGCAGACCGCTGTGCGCTTTGCGGATATCATCTGTATATCCAGCCGCTGCCCAGAAACGCTGCTGTGCCAGTGTTGTCTGGCCTACAGCCTGGAAGAACTGCTCTATTTCTTCCGCCTCACCACGGTACCATATAAGATTGCGCAGCACGTTTGTTTCAAAACTCAACGGTTCATTTATAAGTATCTGTCGGCTCTGTGCCGGACGGATATCCAGCCACTTTTTCACCATGTTTTTCATTTTGTTGTTTACCTTATCCATCAGTTTCATTGTTTTTCATATCTCCGATTTTGCTTACAAAGGGCAGGAATGCGTACTGGCCGGCATTTATTGTATGGTCGTTTGCGTCTTCCGGCTCATACTTATCCTCTTTCCATGAGTAAGCATTGTATTCATTTATGCTGTGAATGCAGCTGTCCACAATCAGAAAATCACATTTTGCCATCCAGCCGGCCTGCAGGTTTATTCTGTCGATTATCTTCATTTTCTTCCATGCCGGAACAAAATTATAGATACAGCCGTTTTCCCTTTTGTACTTTGCACATTCAGTGATTGTGGCCTGATCCGCACTGTCTATGAAAATATCTCTGGCAAAACCATATTTCTCCCTGTTTCTCTCTGCGAAATCCACTATCAGAGGCGGCAGGCTGGACGGGCTCAGTGGCACAGTCAAATCAGCGTTGTTGTACACTTCTTCCGCCAGCTGCACCAGCTTTTTATCCTGTGTTATGCCGGAGAATATAAGAGCGAAGGTATCTTCGCTGTTCTGGCTGTAGGATGTATCCACTCCTATTGAAAACAGGGTGAATTTCATCTCCTTGGCCTTTCTGGCTGTGATAATGTTCTTATCCTCAAGATTGAAAATAAGCCCCGTGGCACGCCCACGAAGCCCCTGTATCTTGTTTTTGTACTGTTTTGTGCCCGGTGCCACACTGGTTATAATCTGCTGTTTCTTTTCTTCCGGCAATCCCAGATTGTCTTTAAAGGAAAAAAACCAATGTATCCAGCCCGGTTTTGCCGGTTCTTTAAGAAAATTAATTATCTGCTGTGGAGTGTCTTTCTTCCACCGCCGCAGAGGTCTGGAACAGTTTACATATTCTTTGTATACCGGCAGGTTCGGATCATCGGGGTTCAGAGTGGCCATAAGGTAGTCACAGCGCATAACAGCTTCACGGACATAATCCATATCCGCTATGTTTATTTCGTCGATATACAGACATCCGTACTGGCCGCCCAGCGCCTTCTGCCATCTTTTCTTGTTGTCATACCCTAAAACCAATATAACCTTTTCTACACCCTTTCTGGGCTTGTACAGCAAATGTGGCAGTGTTATATCTCCCTTGCCGTTGGAATTGTATTCTACAAAACCGGCAAAAACCTCAAGGATTCCCAGGTCTTTTGATATAATATTCTTTTCGATTGTCCCCAGGTCCAGACCGGAGAGTATATGTAATTTTTTCGGATTTTGCGCCACTTTCAGCATGAACTTCACAGCGCCAACTGTGGTTTTGCCTGCTGCTGTGGTACCTTCAAGGAACTCGGCCTTTGCATCTGTTTTCAGAAAGGCTTTGTACTTAGGGCTTAACGGCATTTTACTCACTTGCCATCACCCAGCTGTTCCAGAATGTTGTCCAGCACTTCATTTTCTTTTTCTGCAACAATTTCAGTTTTAAGAATCTCGCCGGCATCCTTGCGGATCTCTTTCAGTGCTTCAATGCGCTGTGTCAGGCTTGGATATCTTTCATATTCGGTGCCGTCCATATGGTAAGCTTTATACTTTTTATTGCCATATGCTATATCTTCCAGTTCTCTGGTAGCTCTGTTGCCACGGATAAAAGCAGCCGTCATTTTGTTCTTCTGCATCCGTTCCAGATGGCGCTCATAACTCACCCTTAACACACCCCTGTTAAACAGTTCGTATGCTTTGTTGTCAACCACTCTGTCAGAGGCTTTACAATCCGGATATGCTATTTTATACGCGCGCCTGCGCGTGTGGCCTTCCAACAGGGCCTGTACAAAGGCATATTCTTTATGGGTGAGCAGTTTGTCCAGTTCTGACAGTTTCATCTGCTGTAATTCTTCGATGGTAAAATCGTTTCTTTTTCTTTTGGCCATACCGCCCACTCCTTTCAAGAAAATATAAAAGCAGCAGTCGCTATGACCGCTGCCGGATAATTATTTACTATCACATGCTCCCACCCCTGCGTCTTTCGGTGATAGACATTCCCATAACAGAAAAGGCAGCCTCGCGGCCGCCTTTCAGTTTTTCCAGTATATATTATAAAACATTTCAGTGAGAAAAAAGTACAGAAAAAATTCAGAATTTGTACAAATAAATTATTTTTTGCCAAACAATTTTCTCTTTTCCTCTTCGACTTCATTTTGAATTCTTTTTTGTCTTTCTATTATTTCTTTTTGAGTCGGAGGCTTAGCTTTCTTTTTCAGTAAATCAATTTGATTGTTTTCCTTTTTCATAATTACTTACCCCTCTTTCTTTATACATTTCAAACACATAGCAATATTTCAAAATGGGAACTTGCGGCATTAAAATTTTTGATACGACATCATCTATATATGCATCATTTATAAAACCGTTTTCTACAGAAGTACAAACCTGTATCAGCATGCATGGTGCTTTATCGATTTTGACGACCACTCCAATATATTGTTTCGTAGAATTATTACCATGTTCATTATTAATGAATACTTGATTTATTGCATTTTTATCCTTTAGTATTACAACTCCGTTCTCATCTATCAGGTTATATATTTTCTCATCATCGAACAACAGTCTGGCAAAAAATGGTAGTTCTTTTTTACTGTTTTCTTTATACACATCTCTTAAAAACTCTGGAGTTTTTGCAGCAGGTAAATATGTTTCCATGGAGCATTCTCTTCTATTTTGCACCCCTCTTACAGAAAACAATGTTACTTTAAAATCCTTGCTTGCATATAAATCACAAATCGAGTTATATATAACTTTAACTATATGGTCATTTGCTCTTTCAAATATTTTTTCATTTCCACCATTTATATTATCATATAGCTTTTCACCTAATACAGAAAACAAAGCCCCTTGTTCTTCTAGATTGTTTTCCATTATAGCATATCTTTTTACTTTACTTTCTCTGTATTTATTGGCAAAGGCACATAAAGCCATATATATAACATAAATGATTGCCCACACGGTGAAGTTTTTGTCGCTTGGTGCAATTACAATTCCTAAAACCAGTGTTGCAGATGTGCATATGATGGCTTGCAGAATTGCATTGGAAAAAAACTTATACGCTAACGCTATCAGGTGTCCGGTCGCTGTATTTTCTTTTGACTTAGCTGAGAGAAATCTTACTGTTTTTGAGTAAATCTTTTTAACTGTTGTAAAATTCATATATTGCTACTTCTCCTTATAGCAACATTTTACAACAAATTACAGATGTATTCAATAAATCAGTTGGATTATCACTGTATTTTCACCGAATTAAATCCTATGCACCTTTCTTATTAACTAACACATGACACCATAATGACAAACTTTTTAAGTGCGGCATCTCTGATATTGTAGGTATTTGTCCTGCTGATATTCAGGGATGCCGCCATTTTGTCGGCAGGGTTATAGATACGGTCTATGTAGAAAGCGGTGAGGACCTGCCTTTCCTCTGCCGAAAGATTATCCAGCGCACGTTCTATTATAGTTATATTCGCTGTGGTGATTTTAAGTGTGCGTTCCAGTTCTTCTTTTTTGTCGATGCGGGTAATCATATTGTTTTCCACGCTGTTTCTGAAACCGCTGTCCACTCTGATATCGTCATAGCTGATGCCGGACGAAATCTCGTCCAGAGCCTTTATCTTTTCCCGGAGATTAATCCGTTTGATTTTATAGCCATTGTAATTTTTCAGTTCTTTAACCGCTGCCTTTTCCTTTTCATTCACCGGAATCACCTCCATTGGTAAAACAGTTTATAAATATATCTCTATTTCACTTTAAAAAAGCTGTGCAGTCTTTCCTCTGCTTCATCCTTTGTCAGAAAAACCCTGTCGCCCCATTCAGCCAGTACCCTTTCCAGATTGCTGTATACCAGTTTGCTCTTCTTTATCCACTGATGGTAGGGCAGGTCAGACCTGCTGCGCTGGGAAACTATTATGTAAATCGTTGTGCCCATAGGACAAGGCAGTACAATATAGTTTCCCGGATGTTCTTCCATCATCCTTTTCTGCAGTCTGATGTCCAGCCTTTCCGCCAGCTCTTTAATCATAAAGTTCTGGCATTCTGTTACTCCCGCCAGTTTGCAGCCCTCACACTCTGATATTGATGTGGCATTGACACACTTTTGCGCCACCTCTATCAGTTCCGCTGTTGTTATCATTAAATCTTTAGCCATTATTTTATTTTCACCTCTTTGTACAGCTTAATGCTCCAGTCTTCACCGGGCTCTCTGTTTACTTTTACCGGGATACCCATCAGATACTTTTCTTCGGCAAACCAATCTGTTCTGGGCCGGAATCTTAATTTCTCTCTCAGTTTGCTATAAACATCCCTTCCCAGCATAAACATATAGTTTTCTGGCACGAAATCAAAATCAGTGACTCTTATATACTTCGCCTTAAACGCCGCTTCTGTCATAATATCTTCATAGGTCTTTGGTCGTTCACTCATCCCGCTCACCTCTCCATTTCCAGTTTTTTCTGTATGGCATTGTCAGGCATTCTTTACATTTCGGACTGCCGTATTCTTCACTGCCATGTTCACAGGTTCCGCAGTTCCTCGGTATCTGCATCACTGCCATTTCCAGTTTGTCGGCCAGCCGGCCGGAAAGAAATACCAGACAGTCTTCCCTGCCGTTCAGAGGGCAACCTTTGCAGTCTTTTGGCCTCTGCCCGCATTTTCGGGCTGTGGATATAAGTTCACCTGTTTTCATAAACTTTCACTTCCTTTTATGAATTTCTGCAGTTTGTCCACCGCTTTAACAGCTTTCAGCGCATATACCGCCATATCCAGTGCTGTTACCAGTTCTGCTCTCAGCTCCCGGCTGGCGGCATCATTGTTTTTATATAGATAATCCCTCTCCAGCTTTACCAACTGTATTGCCCTGTCTATCTTCATAACCTGCCCTCCAGTCTTTCCAGTTTATGATTTATCACCAGTTGCAGGTCGTCATCAGGGATGTTGTACATCAGCTGCAGCTGCTTAAGGCAGATGGCCACATCTGCCATTTCTTCCAGCAGGTGTGTTCTGGCACCGCTGCCGCGTATCTGTTTACTGATTTCCTTTGCCAGCTCCGCGCATTCTTCCATACACACTACACTCTGCAGTGTAATTCCGTTTTTCAGAATAGTTTTTGACAAAATATGTTCGGAAATATTTAATAGATTTACCGTCATACCTACACCCCCAGTATAAGCACAGCCACTATAAACACAGTTACCGCTGCTCCTATCAGTTTTTTCATATTTCACCTACTGCACATCTTTTTTGTGGCCGGGTATGTCACTCATTTTGTATTCCGGTTTCCATACCATAACGATTTTCTTTAAATCCTGATCTACAAAACCTATTCCACCATCATAGTTACACAGGTTCAACCTGAACAATATACAAAGTTTTTCAATTCTTTTTTGCAGTTTATATGCTCTCTGTTGAGCTTTGAGTAATTCCATTATTTTACCTCCTGCAGAAAACCTATTTCTTTGTAGATTTTCTTTACACCTTCCGCTGCTATCAGCACATTGTCATCATTGCCGAAGAATTCTTCTCCGTAGATTCTGTTCTGCTCTTCACAGAAGGCCAGCACCATTTCATTCTGCTTTTTTTCACTTTTAACAAAATTCTGAACAATATTGTATATGGCCAGCACTGCAAAATGCCTGGCATATTCTATAGCCTCTGCACCGCCGGCTGTATACCCTTCTTTCAGTCCCTGGTTGTATGCTATCTGCGGATTGCCGCTTATTTTTCTTGCCATGTTTCTTCCTCCGCCTTTTCAATCTGTTCTATCTCTTCCCATACAAACGGCGCCTTATGTACTATTACCGGCACCGCCTGCATCAGGCACATAAACACTATGTAGCTCAGCACACATCCGCACATATCCCAGAGCAGCCTGGCCACACTCTGCACCAACAGGGAGAGAAAATTTATAAAGCCTATCATTTTTCTCACCTCACTGATACGGTGTAAAGTCTATACCGGCATCTTCCATACGCAATTCCAGCATAGTCATATAGTTTGCCATCGAATCCCGCTGGCTTTTCAGAACAGCTCTGCCTTCTGCTGAACGGTATTTGCCTTTGCCCTGATCGGCCATATTTATAGCACCAATCAGCCTTTCGTATCTGATTTTCACCTGCAGCCATTCGGCTTTCAGTCTGTCTCTCCAGTCATCAGACAGCATAAGGTTTACAGTATCTTTCAGTTCCATAGTTTTACTCCTTTTTCTTTTTCAGTTTTTCTTCTGCCTTATATGTACCTACCAGCAGTTTTGCTATGTTGTGTCCGGCATCGGTCAGAGCCGGGTCTGTGTTGAACAGCCCTTTATGGTTCATCACCAACATTTCCCTTTTTGTCACCAGCTTCAGGTTTGAAAGGTCAGTGTTCTGCCTGTTGCCGTCACGGAATATAATATTGCAGTCTTTCGGTACAGGTCCGTTGGCCGCTTCCCATACTACTCTATGTTTCTGACGGAATACATTCGGCTCTGCCACCTTTATCCACACATAGCCGTCACCACGGACAGTCTCATAGCCTACCGGCTTGTGATTTTTAGGTTTACTCCCCTTTTTAAACCAGCTTTTCTCACAGCCGGCAGGGTACCACCCCTTTTTCCCTTTGTTGTGGGATGTCTGTCCCTTTTTAAAGGATGTTCTGTTTGGTGGGTCGCCTTTTTTTCTGCGGAAGTTTTCAAACTTTAAACCGCTTTTCAGTCCATGATGGTGTTTGTAACTGGCTATGGCAGTTTCAGAAATATCTGTGCCGAATTTCCGGTTAACCGCTGCCGCCAGGTCTTTATTCAGCATACCTTCCACGTTGGCAGCAATAAACCGGTGCATTTCAGGTGTGTATACCACTCTGCCGGCCATTATTTAGTACCCCGGGCTATTCCCAGTACCGGCACGCCTACATTGTCACCTTTGCCGTATTCGTCCATATGCCTTTTGGCGTTGAACATAAGTGTACCGTTGGCTATGATTTTACTGCTGATTTCTGCTACAGCCTTACTGCGTTTCAGCTCCTGTTCCAGTTCTGCTTCTGTCAGACTGTCATTGGTCAGCCTTTCCAGCTGTTCAAACAGCATATCGTTTAAATCTGTAAGTTTTGTTTTCATCTTCTCACCTCCAGCAGTTCCGGGTTATCGTGGATGTTACCTACTACCTCAAATTCTCTGCAGTTTATAAGGTCCAGTGTATCCACACCGCCGAATTCCGGATCTATCAGGAAGAATCCGATGCCGTGTGTATTGTCATTGCGGTATTCCACATATGCATAATACACATCCACACCGCCTTCTTCCACTGTGTCCACAAATTCCCGGCGGAGAATATCTCCCTCAAAAATTTTTGTACCTTTTTTGTCATTGGCACCTGTGTACTGGCCGACTGTTTCAGGGTACACCCACCATTTTTTTATAATGCCGTCATTATCCTGCTGGATAAAGTGCACACCGCTTCTTGTAATATATTGACCTTCACGCCATGCACCTTTATTACCGCGGCGGCCTCTGAATAATATTTCTCGCATTTCTACCTCCACTTTGTTTTTTATTTTCTGGGCAGATGGTTTCTGCCCTTTGAAAACCTTTGCATACTACCATTAATATGCTCATTTATGGCCGACTGCTGGCGCTGTTCCTCACGGATGCGCTCTCTCAGTGCTGTGTATTCAGCATATTTCTCACAGCTGGAATGACATTTATAATGCCTGTCCGGGCAGTTATAACAAGGTGCGCTCATTCTCTGCCACCTCTTGTGTTCAGATAGGCCACCATCAGCTTGTCCACCACGCGGCCTTTGTCTTTTTCACCCCAGCCATTCATAGCGCACATCTCTTCCAAGTGGTGGTCTGTCTGTGCTGTAATAACCATTG